CAGAGATCGCCCCACCAAGACGGGTGGCCAAAGCTACCCTCCCAGGGCCACTGTGCGGGGTATTGGGTTTCTGCGTCGGCACCCCAGATGGCAGTCTCGTCCTCGGCGGCGGCGACTTCTTCGTCGGCTTCCGCTTCGGTCTCTTCGTCAAGGACGTAAGTCCGCGTCTCGGTCGCGGTGCCTGTGGCGGTGCGGCCTACCCCGTCCGGGCCGTAGGCGACCGTAATCGTGCGAATCTGCTCACCGGGTATCGGGCCTACCCAATCGCTCCAAACACCCCCGTATCCGGTGAGCCCATCAACGAGGTTTAAGTATGTTTCGCTTACGGTGATGTCGTCGCCGCAAGGGGGTTTTGACCCAGCCTGAGTTGTGGTGGCGGTGCCGCCGGACGTATCTACGCCATCTACCGTGTTGAGGAAGGCGCTGCGGACAGCCGTCCTCAGACACCCCCCAGCCGGGTCGTATTCCGTCAAATCCCCTTCCCGAAAGGTCGAGGTTAGCGTGTAAGAGAGCTCGGGGTCTTGGCAGTTATGGTAGGGTTCCGCGTCGCGATCAAACGTGTGTATCCGCCCACGCAATACGTGCGTCACGCAGGCCAGGCATCCGCTACCCGCGTTGACCGGCCCTGCCCACTCGGCGAGGGTCTTGAGCGTGTGCGTAAACGGCGTGGCGGGCATGGCCTCTCAAACGCGATCCCAGCGCAGTTGGTAATCGGTCTTCACGCCCCCGGCGGTGGGCGGGATGGGCGGGTCTTCTTCGGGGTCGCCGGGGTCGGACAGCACGCAGGAATAGCCGGTCGAAACGACTGAAAGGTTGAGACTGCCGCAGCCTGTAGAAAACACGTTGAAGGGGCTTTCCTCGGTGCCTGCTCCGCCGACTTGGCCAAGCAAGTAGTGGGCGGTAGTAGGCGGGGTAGTCGCGGTGCCTCCAATGTCGTCGGGCACCGCCGCACCGCCCGCCAAAGTCGCTGTGAGCACTCGCAAAGGCACTGCTCCGTTGGTAGTCACGGCGACCCAGATCTTGACCCCAGTCGATAGAGTGAATGGGGTGGCGACGTCGTCGATGACCACGTTGTTGACCACGCCCCAGGTCACCCAGCCTTTTGCAGGGTCTTCGGCGGCGGTGTATCCCTCGGGACGGATGAGAGAAAGGCTGAGCTTGCACACCCTCGAACCTTGCTTAATCCCTTTCCTCTGGGCCGACCGAGGCACCTCTATCAAAGTCCCATTCGGCCAAGACGAGACCCGAGCGCCTCCCGCATTACTCGATAAGGAGTTGAGGCGGGCCGACTGAGCCACCTCTTTAACCTCCCGCCTTTTTGCATATCCGGTTTCCAGCGGTTTCATTAGTCGGGTAGGAAGATTTGATCCACGTCGTAAAGCACCTTTTTGGCTCCGCTCCAAGTCTCAGTTCGGCTCCAGCGATTCTTACCTGCGATTTGGTCGAACCCATCATCTGTTTTCACCCACTCCCAATCAGCACCCCAAGGAGGTAGGCCTGGGATGGCTTCATGGCTGACCTTTTGACCGATGCTGCCGCCGTCCGGGGGGTTGGTGCCGACATAGGTGTCAACTCGCGACCAATTTGGCGAAAAGAAATTGTAGTTTTGGTGATCTCTCAGGCGGAGATACACGTATTTATATGCTGGGGTGCCGGACGCGATAACGGTCGGAACGATTGAAGTGATATTCCCGTCACCGTCGCGGGGATAGTAACTGTAATTGGCCTTGGCGACTTCGCTTACTTCATTTTCCCAGCCATATACGTTGGCCATATTCGCCGAATCCATGCCTATAAGTTCGGGATGGTTTATCAACGTAAGGCTGTTTGGCGTCCAGCGAAGTGAAAACCTTTCCTCGTCTAGTGACGCACCTCCCGTGCTAAGCGTGCCCCCGCTGCCACCCCCGCTAGCAGCGGCCACCGTGGACACGTCCAGAGTGCCGTGGGTGGAATTGTCGAGGTTGGGGACAAATTCGCTGGAAGTGACTTGCCGACCGTCTGCCCAAACAACGCCTATGAGGGGCTTATACTCGCGGAGGGTATCAGTCGGGCCAATGTATTTCCACACATTCCCGTAGGTGGAGTCAGTGGCTTGCTCTCGGGGGTGTTCGGGAGCAATGTATCGTTCGAGAGCTTCAAAAGAGGACATGGTCAGTTAGCTCCTTGGTAAACCAGAGTCTTGAGAGATTGAAGCATCTGTTTATTTATATCCACCAGCAAATTTATATTTTGGCCCGGAGCGTTAGAGGCTCCAAGGATAGCCGATCCGGTCTGAGGGCGTAAAGCTTCGGGCAAGCGGAGTTGACGCTCGCGCTCCTCTACGATGCGGGCCTGAAGCAGGGCGTATTCCTGCTCGGTTATTAAGCCCGACTGCCTAAGACCGTTAATCTCCGATGCGATCTTGCGCTGCTTGTATAGCGGATCGAGTTGGTCTTTGTAACCCTTGGCCAGATCCTCTGCTTGGGCGATGAGTTGGGCGACAACGAGGTCTTGCTCGGCGTAAGCGGCTTCGGAATCCTTATCGAAGACAGCTATGCCATCGAGCTTCTCCTGCGCCGAACGGATGCGTTGAAAAACCGTGTCGTTTCGAGACGCGAGAGACATCAAGCTCTCCTCGACCGTATTGATAGATCGGGCGTAGCTTTCGAAGGCATTCCGTCGAGCTTCGCTTTGCGTCTTATCGAGGGTCCTATTAAACTCCTCCCCAGCCTGAATAGCCGCAACTTGAGCGGTTGTCATCTCCGACAAAGCTTTACCGGTTTCTGTGACGGCTTCTTTGGCAGACTTCTCTCGGAAGATGCTGATAAGCTTGGCAATGGAATAGGCTTTTAAGCCCGCAGTAGCAGAGTAGATTTCAATATTCCGGCTTTGTAGGCCGACATCTGTTTCTTTCTTCTGGGACTCTGCTAGGGCCTGATTTGCATCTCGGACCCTCTTTCTGGCCGAATCCAGATCCTTGTCGAGATATGCCTTTTCTTTGTCGGGGTTCCTCAGTAAATCCAACTTTTGACGAGCCGCGATATTCTCTTCTAAAACTTCGGTAAGCGTCTTTACAGAAGAAGCCGACTTTTTTGTCTCGTCGCTAAGCCCCGACATGCGGTAAGCCAAAATGCCAACCGAGAGGGCCGCGCCTGCCATAGCGCCCTTAAAACCGCCAAAGAAACCGAGCAACTGAGAGCCCTGTTGGGATAGCGCCACCATGGCATTTGTTCCACTGGCTACCTGGACAGCGTAGTCTTGAACCTGGTAGCCAACCTGCTGCATCCCCAAACCAAAACGAGCCATCTTCTTTTGGCTGTCGAGGGCGGTGGTTCCGAGGCGGCGTGTGTCGAGTTCGCCAACCGTCAAATTGCTGCGGATATCGCGAACGACGGCGATCTGGCGAGAGACCGCCAACTGAGCCTCCAAGGCTGCAGTAGTGCCCCGTTCCAGGCCTCGGCGGGCGGCAATCAGGCGGTTGAGCTCCTTCACTGCCATCACCTGCTGAGCAAAGGGGTTTGCCCTCTCAAACTTCTGGGTAGATTGAAGCTGGGCCTGCTTACGCTTTATATCGAGAATCTCCTTTTCGGCCGCTACTCGATCAAGAGCCGCTCTCTCCTCGGCCATAAACACCGAAGCGGACTCGCGGGCGCTTTTGGAGACTAGCCCGCTGCGCTGAGTCTCAAACTCGTTGACCGCTTGGGCAGAAGCGAGTCGGCGCTGGGCTAGAGACTCCTGGTAATCCGAAAGCTCTTGAGCCCGGCGCATCTGCTCTGCGGCAGACTTCTCCATCGCGGCGTCAACTAGCTCAGTCTCCGCAAGCTGGGCCGCTATGGCGCTTTTTTGAGCATCAAGCAGCTCTTTTTCCCGTAAAGCGCGGCGCTTCAGACTCTCCTCGTTAGCTGCGCCGATAGGATCTGTGAAATCTAGTTCGTCGGCTCGGTTCTTAAACCGTGTGGACCCCCCGCCTTCAAGGCCGAGCCTCCCCGCAGAGCTTGCTGCTCGTGCTAGTTTCTCCGACAGGCCTTGAATATCCGGCCCGCCAGTAGTTGAGGAGGCGAGAGCGGTTTGTGCTGCCGCGAGGCGCTTATATTGAGCTATCGCGCGAGGCACGGCCTGCTCCAGCGGAGACACGTCCAGCCCCATCCGGGCGTTAAATTCAGAAATGGGGGTGCGGCTCATGCAGCTCTCTTAAAAGTCGCCCGCGCGAGTTTGGCAACATTGCGCTTCCACACATTTTCAAGGGCTCTTGCGCAACCGGACAAAAGAACCCACTCCGCCTGCGGGATCTTCGCTTCAAAGGCGTCCTTCAAAAAAGGTCGGCCTTGAACACGGGTTCCGGTGAGTTTATTATTAAAGCCTTCATGGACCAAATGGATATACTTTGATGGCACGACTTTTATATTGCCTTCCGACAAAGGGGAAGCATCCCGTATAACCGAGGCTGATTTACGGGCTACGTTGCCAGAGTAGGCTATGTTCCGAGCGCCGATGTAGGCGATCAGCTTGCCCGTATTTCGGTAGCTGCGAACAACAAAACCCATCGCCTTTCGTAAAGCGCCTGTTCGTATAATGTCCCCGGAATCAATGTTAGCCCGAGCTTGTTCCACTATTGGTTTTGAAGCGTCGCCCATCGCTTCGGACAAGACCTTAGTCTGGTCGCGTAAATCCATGCCGTCCATGAGGCGCTGAATCTGATTGACGCTCTTGAACTCGAACTGAGTTCTGAAACTTCCGCGCCTAGCCACGAGGGGCTTTCCCAAGGGCTTTAAGAGCCTCTCGAAGGGCGAGGTTGGACTTCGGTGGCGCGGGGTCTCGATCTGCCAAGAGATCCCGGCCGGAGAAGGTCTTTTTGTAGTTGCCGGAGGCGTTCATGATTGTGGCCCGAAGCTCGGCGTTGTGCGCGTCCCGGAAATACTCTTCGGCAAGAGCGCGATATTTGCCGAGGGGGAGGAAATCAAACTCCTGATCCGTCAGGCCGAGGCGGAGTCTAGCAAAGGCCCACTCCCGGTAGTGCTTTTTTTTTCAGCGGTGTCCTCGAAAAGTGGGGCGAGAGCTTCTACCAGAGCCGGAATCTGCTCGGGCTCGATAACCTCCGCGACGTGCTCCCAGGTCTCGAAGGGGTTGGGTTTTTCTGCTATGCAGGCCCAGACCATCACAGCGATATCCACTGCGCCGCCCATTGCCCGGACGTTAGCAGGAACGCCGGTATAGCGAACCTTGGCGAGATTGCCCCAGGACAGGGGGTAAGATTTGCCGTTTAGGATTACGGAGGGGGTGGTCATTTTACGCAGTGGTGTGAGCTTTCTTGAGCTTGAAATTGACGGTGCATTCCATCGCAGCGTCGCCTCCGCCACTGGCAATAGGGGCGGAGATATTGGTAATGAAACCGTCGCCGTAGAAGAACTTTTTATCCGTGGGGGTGGTATCGCGGAGCTTGAAGCCAAGAGACATCGCCGTCTTGGCGAGGTAGTTCGTCATGAGAGTGGCGTGTGTCGCAAGAGCGGGGTCCCAAACGATGGTGATGGAGCCCCCCATCGTATCACGGACGCCCGCTACGGAGGTTTTGGTGCCGTCTGTGATGGTCGTAGTGTCAACCATTGAGACTTCGCCAAGCGAGACGTCCCCGCTTTTGACCTGGGCAGCTACCGTGGCCGGAGTGCCCGCCGCAGCGCCGATGAGAAACTGAGAATCTTTTACGTTAAACTTCGACATTGGAGTGGGTTAAGGGGTGAACGACGTAATGGCTTGAGAGCCGTTAAAATTGAACGTGACGACCGCAGCTTGATCCACGCCGACTGGTAGGGACACGTCGGTGATGAAGGCGGTGAAAGTCAAAGCAGCGGCCCCGGTGTCTGGCCAAGTGAAGATGATCTCGACGGGGGTGGGCACTGCCGCATCGGTGCCATAGGCCGCAAGCCAATCGGCGAGCGCCGTGTCGTCGTTGATAGTAACCGAGCCGGTTGCGGCGTTGAAAGTGCCCGCCTCATAGGTGCGGGTCTTGTCCGAAGAGCAAGTCGTCTCAACGAGATTAAGTTCGCCGAGATCGACGTCTCCAGACTCCACGCACGACTCCTCTCCGGCGATACTTACTTTGGAACCTACGAGGGAGAATTTGGCCATGGTTTTTAGGGGTCGAGTTGGTTAGATTAAAACTATCCGCCTGGCTTAGCTTTTTATGGCTCCGGGTCAAGAGGTATTGTGTCGGGGTGCCAACAACTAAACTCCAGAACAGTGTTAAAAAGGTCCGGGAGATCCGAATAATCAGACAACCTATCCTGAAAAATATAGGTAGTTGGGCGAGCTCTTTCGAGGCATCGACGAATCAAAACAGCGAGGGTATTCGCTTCCTCCGAAGTTTTAGCTAAACAGTTAGCTTCTAGGCGGATATTGTCTAATTCCGAAGAGCCGGATTGGCCGTTATCCGTGCTCAGAGTCGGGTCTGTGCTTATTCTCCGCAGAGTGATAAACGGGGCCGGGACATCTTGGGAACCGTTGATAAAAAATATCCGATCTCCGACTTTTTCCGATATCGCGGAATCGGCTGAGAGGGTGGCAAGGGTGTGCGCTTCAAAGGTCATAGGCCGGGTATCAGGGAAGCCTCCACCTCGATAAATTGACGGCGACCTATCTCTCTCGGCGGGATGATGCTATATTGGAGCCCCTCACACTCGATTCGGTTTTCGCCGGTAAGCCCTGAAAAGTATCGAAAAGTGAAAATTGCCGTAGTCTCGCTTCGTAAAGCAGAAAACACTCGGGTCTCGCGGCTGGTGCGGTCTATCCGGTGGCAGTGCTTTACTGGGCCTCTCTGATAAGACGTAGTGGGGCCTCCGTCGGCATCTCGGCCACGAGAAGGTGTCAGTATGTATGCCTTGCGGTCAAGTGTGATCGTGGTGGGCATCGTTAGATGCCGAAACTTTACTAAGTGCGGCGAACTGTCAAAAGAAAAGCCCCCAGCGAGGCTGACCCTATTTCAGCTCACTGGGGGCTACCGCAGCCTTAGACAAACCCCCAAAGATGGGAGAGGAATGTCCTAGGACAAGTTAAAAATGGAACCCAGAAGTCGAAGTTTGGGCGACCAGGAGGCGAGCTACGGCCATGCAGCCTGAAACAATTCCGTCAATCTTACTCTGGTGGTTCGGCTTCGTCACGAAAAACAGTTTAGTCGGCCCCCCTCCCTGTGCCTCCTTCAACTGCGCGTTACCCGCTTGCCACCGAAGGCACTCGTCTTTCTGAACGACGAGTGCCTTCGATTTGTAAAGCGCCTCAAACTCTTTATACGCTGCGCTGAGACTGGCCGGTGATTGGTTTATCTCTACGAGAGGGAAATTAGCCCACTTCTGAACCCGCATGACGAAGTCGTTCATCTCGCGAGGGTCGTAAGCGAAGTCCTGAATCCTGAAAATCTTCGACCACTCCCGTAGTTGCTCTTCAACTACACTTTGATCGACACGGGACCCAGGTATAATGGTAATCCAGCCATGCTCCGCCCATATAAGGTAGTGTTTGTTCTCTGGCTGGTTTGCCGTCTCCGAAGGGATGTAAGCCTTCGAGAAGAAGTGCGTTTTCCCATCTTTAGGGATGACCGCGCTTAGGCAGAATAAATCGGTTTTACTGGCCGCGTCTGCGGAGATGTGGGCTTTCTCCCCTCTGAATTGCTCCAGAGTTACGTCCTGCTCACACTCCTTCCATCTCTCGATATTTATCCACGCAGAGGCCGCAGAAACCCAGATGTTGAGGTGTTTGGTCTTAAAATCGGCCTGAAGCCGGACGTCGCGCACAGCCGCAAGCTGGTCGGCTCGAAGACCCACCGGGTCAATGGATATCCCGTAGCCGGGGTTGGCCATCTTCAAAGCTTCCTCGGTTGTCCAATCCATGCCCTCGTCTATCGTAAAGATGATAGCGAATTTTGTATCATCTTCGTGGATACCTTCGAGGAGTTTTTGGCAGTCTTGCCATTCTTTGTCACACGGCCCGGCGATGTTCACACCTGCAGTCGAGATGATGAATATAAGAGGCTGAGATCGAGCTCCCATGCCCGTTTTCATCGTTTGGAGACCTTCATCGGTCTTCCATTGGTGCAGCTCATCGAGGATCGCGCATGAGGGGCTTTGCCCGTCTCCTGGAGTGCCGCAAAGCGGCTTAAATACCGAAGAATCATCTCGGGTCAGAGCCGCCATGGGTGCGGTGGGGTTAAGACCGCCGAATATACGAATCCCTGTTTTCTCGCGGAGGTTCGGCATGAGCTGAACCATGTCTCGTGCAGGTTTCCAGCAATGCCAGGCCTGCTCCATGGTGGTCGCGAGCGAATACACCTCCGCCCCGTGCTCGCCGTCGAGAGCGAACATAAAAAGACCTTCTCCTCCGGCAATGAACGATTTTCCATTCTTCCTGGGAACGAAGACGTCGGCAGTTCTGAACCTCCTCATGCCCGTGTCCTTGTCGATCCAACCGTGGACGTTCATGATAATGAAACACTGCCAAGGGTCCGGGTCAAAAAGCTGGCCCCTCCACTTGCCCTTGACGTGGGGCAAAAGCGAAGCGAACCGAAGCCTGCGTTCTGATTTACGCGGATCGAAAACATAAGTCATCGCTCCGCAGTCCGCTCTGTCGAGGTCGTTAAAAAATCGACGACACGCAAGTCGGACCCACTTACACGCGATCTGTCGCCCTTCGAGGACGTCTATCGCAAACTGGACGCCACGAGAGGTGTATTTGTATTCTGAATACTCGTTCTGGTGCATCAGTTACCGCCCCCAGTGAGGAGCGCGGTCAGCGGGTCTTGGTCGTCTCCCTCGCCGACCCCCGACTGCGATGCTACCTTTGTCCGAGAGCCGGGAGTCCAGCCAATTTCGCAAAGATAGGATCGCAGCAAGCCGCGAAGAGTTATCAGGGGGGCGATGAGGGGGTGTTTTACGATGACGCCTTTCGCCCCCTCCATGGTGTAGCCCTCAAGCTTTATCGCAGCCTGGTAGGCTCGGATGTCAGCCAAGGTCTCGCAAATCGTAGTAAAGCATGTTATATCCGCCTCGGTGATTATGCCTTTGCCCTTCAAAACCGGGGCCAGCTCTGTCCAAATCGCAGCCGCCTCCTCGGCTAAGAGTGCGGGAGGCAAGTCGAGGTCGGCCGGATCGTATTTCGGCGCTGCCGCGTCGCGGGCAGCTCGGGCTTTAGCCTCGGCTGGGTTGCGTGGCGGAGAGCGCAGGGACTCGGGGAGGGTTTTTCGTCCGGCTGTAGCCATTATGGGAAAAGGTGAAGAGTGGGTTTTGAGCTTTTTTCGAGAGCTTCCACAGCTCGATGGCACTTGATGCACACGGGCCGCAGATTCGACCACTCAAAAGCGAGCTCTGGGTGAGTTATCAACGGGAGTCGATGGTGGATCTCTGAAGTGGGTTCCGGTCCTAAGCTGTGCGTCTTAAACGGGTCGCAGCATAGCGGGTAGGTCGCTCGAAAAGCTGAACGGGCGACTTGCCACTTGTGGGAGCCCCGGATTTTTGCCGCAAGCGCCAGCGCCGGGTTAGCGGATCGCTGGGTGCGGTCGTAGTCCTGACGATGCGCCGGGCACCGGCTAGAGCGGGGCTCCGCAAAAGCGGGGCATCCTGGATGCGTGCAAGGTTTGACGATCAAGCTTTCCAGTTGACCGGGTGATCCATGACGATCTGGGCGAGGGCGGTGGTGCGGTTGATCTTCGACTTTTTCTTTTTGTCGGGCTCTTGCGAACGCTTCTCCTTAACGATTCGGGCGAGCCGAGAGCGGACAGATTTGGTCCAACGAAAGTTGGTCATGATGGTAGGCTCCTTCGCCGGAGCAGCTTGGTCATTTGAAGCGGTAGGCATAGTTTGGTAGGTGGTTTACAAATAGGGGATCTTTACGATCTGGAGGCGAACGTAAAGCGGAAAAATCGCAAATTTTCGGTAAGGGCATAAGTTTGTAAAAAAGCTTATGATTGTAAAAAACTGATCGTAAATTCTGTCCGGGTCGAAAAAGCACCCGGCCAGGCACCCGGACAGCTTATCGCAATAGCAGCGAGTGGTTTACGAGTCTGTCCAGGTGTGGCCAGGTGAATCTCCTATACCCCGACCTGGGCGCTTTTTTATTTCCTACATTTATTTTAGTTTTACTCCACGTTGGGAAAAAGACCCGGCCATACCCGGACAGACTCGTAACTCGTTAATCTGCTACTCTTTTCTGCTGGCCGGGTGCCTGGCCGGACTTTTTTCACCCGGACAGAAAACAGCGAAAAACCGCCAAAAACGCTCTTGATGGCCGAAAAGTCATCAAACTTGACCGTAAAAACGCGATCATAAGCTTAGTTTAGCCTAAAAGTCTTAATAACCGCAAATACCTACCTGATATTGAGACTCTTTCTCATCGGTTCCTAGGTGATACTGAGTCTCAATCTTGGATCAATAGGGGGTCAATTTTTGGCGATTTTATTTTGAGG